ATACGGATATCAGATTAAATTGTAATGGTGAAATAATAAAAGAATATTTAGATATGGGAGGTTTTAAGTGCTTTGAAATATTAGCCAAAACAACAACATTTGAAAATTTTGAAAGTTATTTAGATAAATTATTACTTCATAACTTATTAATAAATTTATATAACGATGGAATGGATTTAGAGAAAAAAATATTGATAGAAACCAAGAAGGGGAAAATTGAATTATCATGGATGGAATTAAGCGATAAAATGACCGTAGATGAATTTCTAAATTATTACCAAAATAGAAGTAATGAATATATAGATGTATCTTATGTAGCGAATGATATTCACGTCCATGAAGGTGAAATAGAAGAAAATTTTTTAGAGGGATTGTATTCTGGCGATAAAGTCGGGATGCTTTTCGACAAAATAGGAGACCAAAACTTTTGTCCATATTTAAGTAAAGAGTTACTCGGGTTTAAGAAAAAACAGGTCGGAGCTATTAGCGCTACGGTGAATGCCAGGCAAAACAACATTCTTAACACAATTAGCTATGTCTTTAGCAAGTAAAGGTAATAAAGTATTGGTAATCACAAATGAAATGGAAATCAGCGATTTCTTCGTAAGTTTTTTAACTTATATAATTTATTACGAATTAGGATATAGAAAAATTAATAAAAAGAAATTACAAAGTGGTGGATTATCAGAGGAGGACAAAAAATATGTTGAATTAGGAAGAAAATATTATAATGAACATTATTCAGATAAAATAATACTTTCTAGTATAGCTGATGCCAATATGAAATCTGTTGAGAAAACATTAAAAAAATATGTTTTAAAATCCAATATAGATGTATTACTTTATGACACAATGAAAGGAAGCAATTTAGAAAGAGAGCAATCTTATAAAAATTTAATAATGGACAGTAGGACATTCTTAAAATTAAGTAAATTATATAACGTTGCTATAATTTTTGCTATGCAACAGTCACAGACATTTTCTGGAGAATTGTTTATGTCTATATCTCAATTGGCTGAGTCGAAGCAGGTGAATGAGGTTTTATCTACTTTATTATGTATGAGACAACTATATAAAGAAGAACTAGACCCTAATAATAGATTTTATATAGAACCATTTAGAAGAGTAAAAACACCAGAGGGTAAATGGATAGAAGAAAAAGTAAAATTGGATGAGAAAGGTAATTATCGTTGTGTTTTTATCACAAAATCTCGTTCATGCAGTACAAGTAGTGAAACAGGAGAGTGTATAATACTTAATTTTAATGGGTTTAGTGGAGGCATAAGCGAATTATGTTTAGGTAGACCAAAACGTGGAAATATCAATCAACAAAATAATAAATTTGGTAAAAAGTAGGTGACAAACCTATATGAAAGAGTATTTAAAAAATAATCCAGAACAAATCGAAAAAATATTAAGTTATTATAATTATCATAGTATTAATATTACAGATAAAGAAATTAGATTTGCAAAAATAGGAGGAAATAACCCTAGTGGCTGTAGAATCAAATTAAATGATAATTTATCAGCTACAGATTTTACAACGTCTTATAATGGGGATTTATTCGGTTTAATAGCTACTCATACAGGTTTAACCTATAGAGAAGTATTAAAGACAATTACAACTATGTTAGGTAAGAAAATAGAAGGTAATTATCAACCAGAGGAAGAGGTACTATTTGATGGTTTCTTCGATGGCTTATATATACCTTATGAAGATGAAGAAAAGGAAGTGACTTATGACGAAAGTGTTTTAGATAAATATAATAATGGATATAAATGGTTTAAACGTTTTGCAGATGACGGCATATTACCTTCGAGTCAAGTTAAATTTAAAATAGGATATGATGAGGTGAGTAATAGGATTACTATACCATGGAGAGATTACGATGGGAAGTTAATAGGGGTAATTTCTAGAATAGATTCAGACGAAAAGACAAACTTCAAATATTTGCCATTGATAGCATTTCCTAAACATAAATATCTTTATGGACTATATGAAAATAAAGAGCATATAAAAGAAAGTAAAGAGGTGTATATATTTGAAGCAGAGAAGAGTGTAATGTTAGGTGATTCTTTAGGATATAAATCCTTTTTATCTTTAGGTGGAAATAGTATTTCAACTACACAAGTAGAACAAATACTTAAATTAGGTGTAAATAAAATAATTTTATCATTAGATGAGGGACTAGATGTGTCTGTAATTAAAAAGGATATAAAGACGATAAAGGATTGCTTATTTATGCGAGACTGTAAGGTTGGATTTATTTTAGATAAAAACAATAAATATCTCCCAAAAGGGTCGAAAGCAAGTCCAATAGATTTAGGTAGAGAAATATTTGAAAAATTGAAAAATGAATGTATTATAGGAGGGTAAAAATAATTAATAAACTAAAGGAGTGATTACATGAGTAAAAATAAAAAAGAGAGATTCTCATACTCAAAATTAGGGACATATCACAACTGTCCATACAGTTATAAACTAATATACCAAGACCATGTTAAAAGAAGTAACGGTGTATACGGTGTATTAGGTTCTAAACTCCATAGTATTATGGAGTCCTTAGAACATGGAAAAATGACAAAGGAGAAAGCATTGGAAGAATGGAGGAGAGAAATAGATATATTAGAATTCACTGATGAGCTAAATTTCCCGACTGAAAATGCTAAAAACAATTACATTAAAGACGTAGAGCTATATCTGGAATATTTTGAACCATTAGATTTTACAAATAAAGAATGTTTAGTAGAACAAGAATTTGAAATAGAATTATGTGGTATAACCATAATGGGATATATAGATTTAGCAATACTCGACCATGAAAAAAAAGAAATAACTATAGTAGATTATAAAACAAGCAGTAAAAGTGGATTTACAAAAGCACATTTAGTACATAAATGTCATCAATTAATGTTATATGCAAAAGCTATGCAATTAACATATCCAGATTATAAAATAATTGAAACAAAATTCGATATGTGTAAATATGCTGAACATAAAAAAACAGGTAGAGTAAAAGAAAGAAAGGATATACCAATAGATAAAATGGAGGAATATAAACGTTATTTTATAAGTATACCATTTAATGATGAAAATTATAAAGTATTTGAAGATTATGTTTCAGATAGTTTAAAAGAAATAAATAATGCAATATGTGAAGATGAATGGGAGCCAGAAATTAATATGTTTTTCTGCAAAAATTTATGTGGAGTATCCGATAATTGCGAGTTTTATCAAAAGAAAAACAAATATAAGAAAAAATAATTAATAAAATGCATTGACAAATAATTTGATTATTATATAATATTTTATATAGGAGGTGGAAATAAATGGAAGGAAATAAACTTAATAGAACGGGAGAAAGGGGTTGTAATACATTTGGTAGTGAAATGATAATTGTTAAATATAATAATACACATGACGTAGATGTATATTTCCCTCAATATGATTGGATTGCTAAGCATAAACAATATGGTCATTTTAAAAATGGTAAAATTAAATGTCCATATGAAAAGAGATATTTTGGGGTAGGTTATTTAGGTGAAGGTAAATATAAGGTATGGGAAAATTGTAAGTCTACTAGGGTCTATAAAAGTTGGAATCATATGTTAGAAAGGTGTTATTCTGATAAATTTCATAAAAGAAATCCTACTTATGAAGATTGCGAAGTTGATAAAGAATGGCATAACTTTCAAAACTTTGCTAAATGGTACGAAGATAATTATTATGAAATAGAAGGTGAAGTAATGCATTTAGATAAAGATATATTAATTAAGCATAATAAAATATATTCACCAGAAAACTGTATTTTTGTACCGCAAACTATAAATAGTTTATTTATTAAAAGACAAAATGATAGAGGTGAATCAGTTATAGGAACAAGTCCTCATAAATGTGGGGGATATGTAGTGTATTGCAGTCTACTCAATCCGAAAACTGGAAAATCTAAAAATGAATATTTAGGATATTACGAAACTCAAGAGAAAGGATTTGAAGTTTATAAATATTATAAAGAGAAAAATATAAAACAGGTAGCTGATTACTACAGAGAACAGATACCAGAAAGGTTGTATAGTGTTTTATATAACTACGAAGTTGAAATGGATGATTAACATGGAGGTGGTAATGAATGTCAAAAAAAATTAGATTAATATTTTATGACTTTGAGGTGTTTAAAGAAGATTGGTTGGTTTGTATGACGGATTATTCTACAAAACAAGAATGTGTTATTGTAAATGACAGAGATAAATTGATAAGGCTTTATAATAAATTCAAAGACAATACTATATTCGTTGGATTTAACAATAGACATTATGACGACGTGATATTTAAAGGTATATTAATGGATATGAATCCAAAAGAAATTAATGATAAATTAATAGAAGGGAAAAAACCTCACGAAATATGTAGAACATTTAATAAAATTAAACTATATAGTTATGACACTTTAATTTTAAATAAAAGTTTAAAACAACTTGAATTATTTATGGGTAGTAATATAAAAGAAACGGATGTGCCATTTGATATAGATAGAAAACTAACAATGAAAGAAATAGAAGAAACAATTAAATATTGTAAACATGACGTTAGTGAGACAATAAAAGTATTTGAAGCCACAATAAATGATTTTAAAGCACATAAATCTTTAATTGAAAAATTTAATTCATTCTCCAAAACTAAAGCTAAACTTAGTGCTGAAATATTAGAAGCTGAACGACAACATGGAGTTACTGATGGGTTAGAATATGAATTTTTACCAACTATAAAATTGAACAAATATAAATATATTCAAGATTGGTTTGATACTCATAGAGAATATACTTATGTAAATGAAAAAGGAACTAATAAAAAAATGCAACTGGAAACTGAAGTATTTGGTATAAATACGATATATGGGTTTGGAGGATTACATTCTGCTAGAAAAAAATATTTTCACAAAGTAGAAGAAAATGAATTAATAGTTCACAGTGATGTTGCAAGTTTTTATCCTTCCATAATGCGTAATTATAAATTATTAAGTAGAGCAGTACATGAACCCGAAAAATTCAATGAAATCATGGATGAACGTTTACGCCTAAAAGCTTTAGGTGACAAAAAAGGACAAGCGCCCCTAAAAATAGTCATTAATGCTACATACGGAATATGTAAAGATAAATGGAGTAAAATGTTTGATGAAAAGAGAGCAAATGAAATATGTATAAATTGTCAGTTATTTTTGACAGATTTACTTGAGAAATTAGAAACAAGTAATCTTGATTTAGAACTTATACAGGCAAATACAGATGGTATAATCGTTTTATTAAGAAACAAAAATGAATTTGAACAATATAAAGCGATTTGTCAAGAATGGGAAATACGTACTAGATTTAAACTAGAACATGATTTAATTAAAAATATAATGCAAAAAGATGTAAACAATTATATATTTGAATTTGAAAATGGTAAACTTGAAAGAAAAGGAGCATACGTGAAAGAATATTCACCTATAGATAATAATTTATCCATAATTACAGATGCCGTAGTAGAATATTTATTACATGAAACTCCTGTGGAAGAAACAATTAATAATTGTGACGAACTCATAAAATTTCAAATGTGTTGTAAGATAGGAAGCACATACAATTACATGATGTGGGGTGATAAAATATTAAATACAAAATGTAATAGAGTATTCGCAACAACGAAAGATTTACCAGGATTATCAAAAGTAAAATGTAATTTTAAAAATAAAAAAGGTGAGGTGACAGATAAAATAGAAAAAGTAGCTAGCACACCAGAAAAAGTTATGATATACAATGACGAAGTGATAGATAAATCAGTGTCAGAAGTTTTACCAGAATTAGATAAACAATTTTATATTGATTTAGCTAAAAAAAGGCTTAAAGATTTTGGTATAAAATTTATTAAATCATAGGTAATTTTTAAATAACTTTGGTTAATATAGTAGTATAAGGAGGTGTTGATAATGTAGAATATATCTTAAATAAAATATTAATAAAAATAACAAATAGGAAGGTGATAAAGTGTATTGCATTAAAAATATAGACCATATAAAAATAAACGACTTATATTTAAGGACTATAAATGGTTATAAAATTTATAAAAAAGGAAAAGACGTATTATTATATATAGACAATGAAGTATTTACAAAAGAAGTCAGAGATTTTTTATTAAGTGTTATTACAAATAGTAATAATTTGTATAATATATCTATAGTAGAAACAACAATAGACGATATGGGTGTTACAAATAAATTAAAAACAACTTTTCTATGTGGAATAGCAGAAGGTACAATATATGAAAAAAAATATGACGAAATATCAAATACATTACCCGTATTCCGAGTAATAAATGTTTATGAAAGCGAGGTAGAATAAATGTTATTAAAAATATATGGAGTAATAAGTATTTTAAATATAATATTAGGATTAAAACTAAAAAATGATTTAAATAAAAATACAGAATTTGTTGAAGAGTTGGTAACACATCAATTAGGAAGAACAATATATAACAGATATATTAAACGAAAAAAAATA